AATCATATTTAATCCATCACTTGCCCAATCAGCTTCGTGTTGCTGCCATGGAGTATTGCTTAAAAGCATTTGACCTAATTCCATTACAAATGCCCCTTAAAATAATCACATTCTTTACAATATTCATCAGTATCCCCGCATTGTTCACACCATAAAAGTTCTATTTTATGATGATCACATGTCTCAGGATGATAATCATGACCATATTCTGCATACTCATGAATACATGCACTCATAGCAGCCTCTTTGGTATCAAAGCGGGGATCATCAAGAGTAGCCTCTGGGATTATTTCAAAATCATCTTCATCTGTATCTGAAGCAAAACCCATAACATATGTAAATCCACCTGCTGGATGCTTTCTAACTAAATAATAGTTATCTGCGCTCAATTTCTAGATCCTTTTCCCATGTTAACTTACCATCTCGATATACGGGCCAGTAGCCCAATGGACGCCAATCCATTTTCATTATTTTGGGTTCTTTCATTTGTTTAGTATACTAAATATAAATGTATACGTCAATAGTTTAGCAGGTACCTGGCTCGCTATACATAGATAGCTCTTCGCTTTCAAAAATTGCACCGTACCATGTATGCCTATCTTTCCCATCTACGAATGCAACTTTATGCTCAAACTCTCCAGAAACAGGTATTGAAACAAATCTACCTGGCTTAGGGCTAATCTTATAGTCTTTGTGTCTAAATTCTAATTCTCCACCTTTAAAATCATCATTTAAATAACAGCTAAATGACCTAACAATTGTATCGTTAAACCCAGGGACTCTTTCGTAGTGCCAGTCAAAAGCGAAGTCTATGTCTTTATCTGCATACTTGTCTTGATATTTTGAAATAAGTAATGATTTTGCTTCATCTTGAGTCATTCCCTTAAATGTTTGTAGTGTAGCAGCTTGGGGGTAATGTCCTATAGGCAAAACTTCCCGTACTCGATCAAATATGGGATAAAACCACTCTGGTATTTTATCTTGTGATTCTGGTATGCTGATTACATTTCTTTCTTCATCTAGCATTACTTCTGCACCAATAAACTTGTTCAATACATTTTTATAAGGTGATCTCATTGTTACGTACCACTCACTTGGGTCGTACATATAGCTTTTTAATAGATTTATTTCTTCATCTGTAAGAAAATTGTCTATGTACCAAAGGTCACCCTCTATTATAGTCTTTTCTAATTTCATAGTAATATTATATCATTAAGCTTATTTTTAATAAAAATGACAAAAATGCTCTCTACCGCCGAATTTTCGCACTATTTGCGATCATTTTGTTCATGATACTGTATATGATAATCTCTTAATTGATAAGTAACTGCACAATAGCATATAGGACAGTTAGTTATCCATTGAGACTTATCTGTCCACTGTTTACTCACTCGTAAAAAGACACCCCATAATAAGTTAATCTGTCATTACCCTTATGGCTTTTTACAGAGTGCATATAGTCTTCTCCAGGCGGCACATAAACAAAAGTATTTGTCTCAGGCTTTATTACTATGTCATTGTTCATAAATATAAGTTCGCCGCCATTAAAGTCATCATTTAGGTATAGGACAAAGCTTCCAGAAACTAGGCTATTATTCTTATTCTCATAATGCCAAAAAAGAGCTATTTTTTCTTCCTCTGGCATTTGAATCATTTTCTGTAGTACATACGCCCTCTTGTATTTTGAATTATCTGTATTCATAACTGATTCTATTTTATTAAATATACCGCCATCTTCATAGAATATGCTTTTATTTGGACCCTCTATAAACTTATTCCAGACGTTCTGCATAGGATTTTTATCCCCGCCCCTAATTTCCCAACCGCTTGGCTCTTTTGATTCATAAAGGAGTACTTCAAGCTCTTTGTCAGACAAAAAGTTTTTAACGATATAAATATTATCATCTAGGTATTCTTTAATCATTTACACCTCAAATAGTTGATCGCATACTTTGCATGCGTTATAAGTTTTGCCAGTAAACGGGCAGGAGCCAGCTTTTACCACTTTATGTCCAAAGATCTTACATCTGATCTGCTTTATCATATCTCTCCAATTAGTTATACTCATGCTGTGCTGCCTTTGTATTTATTTTTGCCAATACTTTATCCGAATTGAACCCTGCAAACTCATATTCTTTTTCTGTTGTAGACCAGAATATCACTGAATACCTGTTTCCATCTGTAATTCTTTTGCCGCCGTGCCACATATCTGATGGGAATATAGAAAAATCTCCAGCCGCTGGCTTTATTGAAACACCATTCATTGAATCATCATACAATGGAAAATCACAGAACGGCACAAAATGCTCTAAAAATGTCGCTTCACCACCCTCATAGTTATCATTCAGATAAAGAACGCCGCTATACGACAAGGTAGAAAAATCATTATGGACGTCTTGATGAATTCTAAGCTGAATATCTTTAGATAATCTAGTTATTGAGACTCCATAGAAGTAGTGCTTTTTGCCATCATTTAAATGCTCATGTTGAAGCTCCATAAATTTTTTAGCACATCTAGTTATAACTTGATCCAGGTCTTTAAACATGACTGGAGGCTTTTCATCTGGGAAAGCAGCTCTTACAGCAAGACCTTTATTAAAGGCAACTCCGACTCTATGTCTAAATAAGTTTTGATTATCAGCATTTAAATCAATCCAATTTATTAAAAAATCTATGTCTTGTTTATCTATAAAGTTATTAAATATTTTTAATGATGGAATTACAGTAGACATTTTTTGATATCCTTAGTTGCCCACAAAGGCAAAGCCATTCTTGCTCCAGACAATATGTTTGTTATCTCATGAACATATTCTGAGTCAAACAAAACCAAGCTAAGTCTCTTTGGCTTATATGTAAGGTTATGCTCTAAGAACTTTATGTAGCCACCGTCATAATCTTCATTTAAATAAATTACGCCGCTTCTAAATAAATGTTCTGCTCCCTCATGATTATCAACATGAAATGGCAACCGTGTATTCTTTTCAAATCTTGTCATCCAAAAAGCTGTCATGTAAAGATTAAAGTCATCATTAAAGAAAATTTTGCATTCTTCTAAAAATTTAGAAGAATATTTTTTAATTAAAGGCAAAACTTCTTCATGGTCAGATAGATCAAATGACTCTGGAATATTTGCCTGGTATCTTAGGTTGCCCAATGCAGCAGCTTTTCTACCTAGAGTAAACTTATAGTTATCTAGATGGTTGTTATTTATATAGTCAATAAATTCTTGAGCATCTTCTTCTGATATAAAGTTTTCAATTATTTTAATCTTAGATGACTCATCTAAAGAGCTAAGTGTCCTGAACTCAGGCTCAGGCATTATGTCAATAAGGAGATGTATCCTGTCTTTATCGCTATCGTTATCAACAGAGTGCGGCTTTCTATTATTAATCTCCCAACATTCTCCAGTTTTCATATTGATTTTTTCATTATTCACTGTGTAATATACGTCATCGTTGGTAATTATAGGGATGTGAAATCTCCTAACAGAATTTAAATAGTCTCCAGAATCAGTATGCTCTGTAACATTTTTCTTCGCATCAAGTCTAATTAACAAGACTCGTGCAGCTTTTCCGCACATCCTGTCTTCTAATTCTTTAATTATTGGCTCAACCAAGGCATATACTTCTTTATCCTTTAAAACAGGATTAAACTTTTCTCCTACCTTCCAATACAGGTCGTGGTCCTGAACAATATAGGTGTTAGTGTACAGATGAGGATTTCTTCTGTCTGGGTACCGCATATTTTGCCTAGACTGATCAATAAGCCATTCTTCATTTAACAGATCACATTTGTCTTTTATTAAATCAATATCAAAGGTTTTAAAATATATAAAGTTATAATCTTTTTGTGATTTATCTATCATTATTCACACCCTGTATCTCTTTCCCGCTGACATAGGAATAAATGGCATAGTCTATATAATTATTTTTTATAATCAGCTCTTTGTCTTCAAATGAAAGCATTTCAATTAAATCTTTTGTTTTATAAGATGTCTCATTGTGTAATGTTTTAGAGGTGTTTACCATTTCATTTAAATCATACTTAATTTCTTGATTATAATTTTCTAAAAACCATCTATTCATTCTTTCCATAAACAAATCTAATCTATCAGCTGTATTAACAATCTTAAAAGAATTAATACTGTATATTGATTTTTCTAATGATGTATTTTTATCTTCTACTGACCAAGTAAATGCTTTACCTTTATGAAATCCCATTTCATTCATCATGTCAAAACCATAGTCTTCATAGAAACCTTTTAAATTAAAAGATTTTTCATCAGCTGGGTTGCATATAAACCTAGCCTGATAGTTGTTGTGTGCAAAATAATTTTGATCTTCAAACAAGTAATATTTTAGTTTGTCTAAATACGAATCAATTCGATCATACTCTGGTCTGCCAATCAATTGATCTTTATAAATAAAGTTAAAATAGCTAACTCTTGCGTCAACTGGATTTCTTACAATACATGCAACATCCATAGATGGATTTTTTTCAATAGGGTAAGTCCCATAATGCCCAGACAGGTATGCTTTATCAAATACATTAAATTCGTCAGGGTATCGTGTGCTAATATAAAACTTTAAAGAAGTTTCTTTTAAAGATTCGGAAACACATTTGCCTACAAATTTTCCTGCAGTTTTTGGTATATGCAAAAAATATAATTGCTTCAAGGCTTTTGCCAATCAGCTATTTTTAATTGTTGAGTTGTAGTACTCTGGGGTAGGGTTAAGGAACCAGCTATTCAAATCATCATATGACATTGTTCTTACTTCTGGAGCTATCTCTTGCTCTGAACCTGTTTGATTAAAATCAAGTGTAACTTCATATGAATCATCTTCATTGAGTTTGTAAGAAACTCTTCCTATTTCAATAGTGAAAGCATGATCATATGCTACGCCTTCTGAATCTATTCCTGATGAGCCTGCTTTTGTAATCATTTCTCTTCTTCCTCCTTAATTATCATATCTACCACAACGCCTGCGGGTACACGTCCTTCTTTAATAGCATTTTCTTGATTTCTACGTGCATTAGACTTAATGTCTGCAACAGTTAGGCTTTCTTTAAAGCCCTCTGGAAGCTTAGAGTCATCATTTACTCCAGTATATGGATCATCTAGAAGAGGGTGTGCTTCTCCAAGTCTCCACCGTGTCTTCAACTGATACTGGTGAATTCTTTCTTTAAGAATCATTCTTTCCATTTCTTGAAGCTCTGCTTCTGAATACCAAGCATCTGCGTAGTCCCAGAAAATAACAATTGTGTATCTTGTTCCTGCTGTAACTTCTGTCACACTATGAATATTCTCTACTCCGCCAGGCATCGATAAGAATGATCCAGCCTCTGGTACAACGTCTATGCCGTGATCTCTAAATCTTAAAATTCCGCCATCATATTCTGGTTGAGAATTTAAATAGATTCCAGAGTACTGCTTGTTGTCGCTCCACCCCATATCATTTCCATCTAGGTCTGAGCTATCTGAATGATCATTAGCATATGCGCCAACTTCCCACTTTTGAGCATGCATACTGTTAATCTTCATAGGTCTTCCAGCTGCGTCTGAAACGTACTGAATCATTCTTTCACGAAGCTTATCCATGTACTCTGGTGTTATAGTAGTGTCATGCTTTTTATCAAATGGTGAGACAACATGCATTCCAAAGGATCCGTAGAAACAAATCTCTCTCCATTCTTCAGAGTTTGCATTAAAGAACTTAATAAGCTCTTCACACTCTTCTTTAGAAATAAAGTTTTCATACAGCCATATTCCAGTACCTCCTCCTCCGAGAAGCTTACCTCCGAGCTGGCTTACTACCTTTGTATCTGACATGATGTCTCCTTTTTAATATGTATTTACCCAATTATACCATTTGTTGGTTAAGCGGATAGTATCTTAGATAAAGCATTAATAGTAGCAGATATTCTGCCAATATCTCTCAGCTGCTCTACAGAGTAGCCTTCTTCTTTAAGCGTCTCATAATGTGCTTTTACGCAAAAGTGACATTTGCCAATAATAGATGAGGCCAGCGAATATGCTTCAAACTTTGCTTTTGTTGTACCTCCGTGTGAAGCAATTGCATTCATTCTAAGTTGAGCGGGTAGTCCTTTTAGATTTGGGTCGTCGGCCATTTCAATAAATGGATACCACACATTATTTTGAGCCATGATAGCACCAGCTGTAAGGGCTGCATTTTTCTCAACTTCATCTGTTGCGCTAGCAACAATAAATGTTAATAGCTTAGCATTTCCTGTTGCAAATGCTGCTGCAATTGAAAGGTATGTAGCATGCTCAGGATCAATAGTTGATCTATTAATCACTGCATCAAGATTTAACTTAATGTCTTTAGCATATTCTGGAAGAGAGTCCTTAAGCTGATCTACCCATGTCATTATAGAGTTTCCCCGCCAATTGTTCTATTGCATGCACATAGCTCACCTGTCTGCAAAGCATCCAACACTCTTAGAGTTTCTTCTGGGCTTCTTCCTACATCTAGGTTGTTTACAGTAACATGCTGAATTGTATTTTCTGGATCAACAATAAATGTTGCACGAAGTGCGACACCTTGTGAAGTTAGAATGCCCAACTGCTCTGCAAGCCCTGTTGTTGATTCTTCTGTTACATCATTCCATTGCCATCCACGAATTTGATCTGCGAAAGACCAAGAGTTTGTTTTAGCAAGATCTTCGTGAGCGTTTCTCCATGCTACTTTACAAAATTCATTGTCTGTTGATCCTGTCATAAGTACTGCATCACGATCTTCAAAGTCTTTTACAAGCTTATCGTAAGCAACAATTTCTGTTGGACAAACAAAAGTAAAGTCCTTTGGATAAAATACAATAACTTTCCACTTGCCTGGGAAAGATTTTTCTGTGATGGTCTCAAACACATCATCTGCATAATCAAGTCTGCCAGGCTTTACGCCAACGACAGAAAACTCATTAAGTTTATCTCCGATTGTTTTCATACTATTCTTTCTTTTATTTTAAACATACACCATGTATGTTATAAATTAAA